AAATATTTAAGCTACTATTACCACTTGAAGCTGCACCGACAACTCCACCTGCATTTCCTCGCAGGTTTTTCGTTCCTGGATTGTTGGCATTGTAGGTGTTCAATGCATTGCCACCTTGTCGAGCTGCAGCTTGCGCATTTGAAGAATCTCCACGTAGTATTTTCTGTGCTGGATTGTTCGCGTTAAATGCATTTAAGTTTTGAATACCTACCTGTGATTGATTTGATACATTGGAAGCATCTCCGAGTAATTTTTTTAATTGTGGCTTTATTTGGTCATAAGTTTGCACGCTTAATGTTCCATCAGCTATTTTTGCTTTTAAATCTTCATTATTACCAAGCATTTTTTTTACTGGATCAGGTAATAACTTCCACGCATTAAAGCTTTCTTCCGACGCCATAACTTTTGTTAATAAGTCGGTATTATCTCCAAGCATTTTTTTCTGATCAGCTGGCAAGGCATTCCATTGTTTTAAACTAGTATCGGAAGTCATAATCTTTTGTAGCACATCAGAATTATTAGCTAGAAGTTTTTTCTCATCATCTGGTAAATTTTTCCAACGATTATACGATTGCTCTGATCCGTATATTTTTGAAAGTAAATCGTAATTATCACCAAGAATTTCTTTTATATCTACTGGGACTTGTGACCAATGAACGATTTTATCTTGGGATTGGCTCAACACATCAAGAAAAGATTGGTTTTTAGCCTTTAATTCTTTAACCTGCGGCTGATAGTCTTTCCACAATCCCAAATTAAGCATTGTTTCAGCCATTACCTCTGGCGTATTTGAATAAAGAACAGCTTTTTTCTCTTCGAAATTCAATTTACCCCAGCTGCCTTTTGCTTGCAATGCTTGTGTCATTGTTTTTGTAACGTTACTATCTAACAAAGCTTGTTGTTCGGTAAACGTCATTTTCTCCCAACGTCCATTAGCGATGGCAGCTTCTGCAATCATCAACTTAGCATTGCTCTTTAAATCTGCATTTTTTGATGCAAATAGTAGTTTATTCCATCCTTGTTCAGATTTTGCAGCTTCTGTGATTGCTTCTTGGGCATTAGATTTCACATGTCCGTCTTTGTCTTCTAAAACTAAATCATTCCAAAAATCAGCATACTCGCCGCCTTTTTCTGACATAAGTTCAACTTTTTTTGCGTTGTCTTCTGCTGCTTTGGCAGAAGTATTTGTCATATCTGTAAATGAAGAAGCTATAACTTTATTTTGAGCTACCGCTGCTTCAGCAGCATTTCCCATGGTATTAATTAATTGACCATTAGAAAGTAACACTTCATTTGTCAGCTCTGGATATTTTCCTAAAATATTCGCCATTTGATCATCGGTAATTTGATTCGCTGAATCACTGCTTTCTTTAAGCAATTTAAGCATTTCCTTAGCATATTTACTATTTAAATCATAGCCTGAATCTACCAATTTGGCTTTCATATCCTCTTGCATCTTTTGATATTCGAGAGAAGACTGTTGCCTTTGTTTTCCTAATGACTGTAACCAGTCTCTAGCTTGCGCTTTTGAAGCATCGCTAACATTACCAGTCATTGCATCCAGAATTTGTTTAGATTCTTTTTCGCTTTTTCCTAAAGAATTTACATAAGCTTCAGCACTTTCTTTCGCATATGCTTTTATACGAACGGTTTCTTCGTAACTAATCTGGCGGTTGTTATTTGAAGCAGTCTGTTTGATTTGAGTAATTTTAGCATTATTTTCTTTTACAATCGCAAGATATTTTTCTTGGTTCGAAACTTCATTCTCTGTAAGTTCGTTAGCAGCTTCTTTGACATCATCAGGTAAAGTTTTAACTATCCCTTTCAGTGTCTCAATCTTTTTAGTCATTGTTGTTTCAATTGATTGCCCCATTTTAGAAAAGTTATTTACAATTGATCCTGTATCATTTGAAATCCCTTGTTCTAATAAAGAAAATTCTCCACTAGCACCTCTGCTATAACCTTGAAACTTAGTTAAAGCATCGTCAGTGGCTTTTCCTACATCAGTTCCCCATCGTTGTGTTCGTTGGGAACTATTCCATGCCTCTTCTCCCCAGAGTTTCCACACTGCTACACCTGCCCCAATCGCTGCAGTTGCACCTAACACCCAAGGATTCAATAAACTAAACCCTTTAGTCAATGAACCAATTTGTGTTGTGGTTCCTCCAATTTTAGCTGTTAATCCACCTAACGCCGAACCAGAAGAAGCAATGCCTTTTCCGAATCCAACAGAAACAGAACTACCTTCTGCAAAAGCTTTTGTAACATCATCAATCGCTCTTTTTTTAGACATAGCAGCCATTGTCTCAACAAAGCCCTTGCCTAAAAATCCTACACCCTTTGTTAAAGTACCTGTTAACTTAATAGCAGGCCCCATTGCAGCAGTTAATGCAACCATTTTAACAATTGTTTGCTGTGTTTTAGGATCAGCATTTGAGAAAGATTCCGCTAAATTCGTTACCGTTTTGATCATTGGCTTAGTCGCTTGCAGCGCATCTCTCAATGCTTTTACTAAAGGACCACCAAACGTAATACCTACGTCCACTGCTTCATTTTTAAGCATCTTTAATTGAGATTCAGTAGTTTCATATCGCTTGTTAGCTTCCTCTGTTAAAGCGGTGTTTTCTCCCCATGCTTTAGTTCCACGATCCACAGCACTTTTGAATACATCGCTGGCACCAGCGGCACGAAGCAGACTGTCACGAAGACGAACTTCTGTTATTCCCATCTCGTCTAAAACAGAAATTGCCGACTGGCCATGCTCTTTTGTTTTTCCTAGCCCTTCGACAAATTTAATAATGGCACCTGAAGCATCCTCTTTAAATGCTTTGGCGAATTGCTCACCAGACATGCCAGCAACAGAAGCAAAATCTTCTAAGGAAGTTTTTGACTTATCGGCTTCTTTGTACATTTTACTTAGTGCTTTAGAATTCATCCCTAAGTTAGAAGCCATTGTCTTAAGAGGTTTACCACCATTTAAAACCGCTTGACCAACTTCTCCGATAGTATATCCCGCACCATTGGCAATTTGTTCTAACTCACTAAATGCGCCAGTTCCTTTTTCTACAGCAAGTTGCATTTGAACCATTACTTTAGAAAATGCGGAACCGCCTGCTTCTGCTTCAATCCCTACAGAACTCAATGCAGCCGCAAATCCCATGATTTGAGCTTCGCTCATCCCCACTTGGTGACCAGCACCAGCGAGACGTAGGCCCATTGCGGTTATTTCTGATTCGGTTGTCGCAAAATTATTACCCAAATCAACAATAACCGAACCTAACTTATCAAATTCTGTCTGTGGCATTCCTGTGATGTTGGCCAATCGAGCTAAGGCAGTTGCTGCTTCTTCTGCGCTCATGTTCGTTGATTCTCCTAAGTCAATCATGGTCTTAGTAAAACCAACTACATTTTTAGTTTTGATCCCTAACTGTCCTGCTGCTTCTGCAACATTGGCAATTTCCGTATGACTTGCAGGTAATTCTTTCGCTAATCCACGAAGACCATTTTCCAAATCTTTGTATGAGTAAACAACCTTACCTGTCGAATCCACAACTTCATCATTGGTCTTTTTCACACCTGCAAAATCAGATTCCCATTTAACAGCGGCCGTTGTTACTGCTGCAGCTCCTGCGAGAATTGGCAAAGTCACACCCTTGGTCAAGGCTCCCCCAGCTTTTTCCATTTTTTGTCCACTAGCAATCATTTTTTCACTAGCGTTATAAATGGCGCCAGTGGCACCAGTAGTTTTGACTTGCATTTCTGCCATCTGACCAGCTGTTTGAATTAATTGAGATCGATAATTTGCTAGTTTACCATTAGCATCTTGCAATTGAGTTGCTAACCTTTTAGTTGATTCTGTCGCTTTCCCATCTACAAATGACTCGTCATAAGCTTTTTTCAATGCAGCAACTTGTTTCTCCTGCGCCCCAATAATTTTAGTTAAACCATCAAAACGAGTGCCAAGCTTGCCCATTTGATTGCCCGCCATATCAGCGATTTTTGCATTAGCTTGCATTTCTTTCGCTAAATATCGAACTTCTTTTTTAGCATTTGCTGCACCACGACCGAAATCAGAACTATCCAAGCCTAGCTTTATAACCATATTTCCTAACGGCGTTCCACCACTCATTTAGTTACCTCCTTCCCTTTATGCACCACCACGCTTTACTAATTCGCTTAATGGTCGCACCTCTTGTTTTTTCTTTTTAGTTTTCTTTTTCTTTGGTGCATTCAATAAGATTTCATCAATATCCAAGCAATCAGTATTCATGAAATCCCGAATCGTCCACCCTAGATTAGTGATAGCATTACGGACAAAATCAACTTGTAACTCATAAAGTTCATCCCAAGTTAAATTTCCTCCGTCATTGCTTTTTTTGCTTCTTCATCATCTTCTTTTGAGAATCCCAAAACACGGTACCGTATGATTTCCCAAATTTTTTCGATGTCTAGTGAATCTAATCCACTCATGATTGATTCTTTAGTCACTTCTTTTTCGTCAAACAGATCTGCGACAAACTGAATTTGCATATCCAAATAATCTTTTTGTATTGGCTCCTTATCACGTTTCTTCGCTGCTTCTTCTACTTCTTTCTCTAAACGAATGTAGTCATTACGTTTTGAGAAAGGTACAAAGTCTTGAGTAAAAGTTTTTTCTTCGCCATCAATGCGTAAAGTAAGTTCAATCTTGCGTTCCATTTTTTAACCTCCAAAAAAAGGACGACTAACTAAAGCCGTCCTTAATCAATAATTTTTATTCTGCTGCTGTTACCGTTAATGTACATTCTGCTGTAAAATTACCGTCTTCAGTTGTGCCAACAAGTTTTGTAACACCTTCCGAAACAGCTGTTACTTTTCCTTGCACTGGCGTTACCGTTCCAATCGCAGCATCTTCAGAACTGAATCTATACGCTTTGTTTGTTGCGTTTTCTGGCGTGATTGTAGGTGTTAAAATTGCTGTTTCACCAACTTTTAAAGCTAATTCAGTCTTATCCAAGGTAATTCCTGTTACTGCAATAGGTAATGTTTTAAACGCTGGTACATCGACATGATCAGATTCTTTTTCTTCACCGTTAACAGTAGCAACACCTGTGACAGTAAAGTCACCTGCTAAAACATCCGTATTTGCGGCAATTCCTGTAATAGCTAAAGGTGAAACACCTTCTGCAACAGGATTAGTTTCACCTTTTTTATAAAGTCTAAATTTTTCTGGTGGAATAAACGACATTTCTTGTCCTCCTAACTTAATTCAATATTGGCCCCATCTGTGGTGGGAGTAACAACTCCCACTGTGGGGCTTGCTACTTTTCCGGCGCTGGTGTTTCTTCACCAAATAATTCTGTCGTCAATTCCGCTAGAGCTTCTGAATTATCTGCAAAACCGACAGTAACTTTTTTACCGTTAATTTGACGAGAAACAGCAGAATAAACATATTCGCCAGGCTCTGGCGTAAAGTCGTCATCATTTAATGTTTCGCCTTTGACACCATCTAATGAGAATGTGCCTGCATACATACCGAAGCCAAGTTTTTCGCCATACAAATCTTCTGATTCGATTAATACTGCGTAGTAAGGTGGCTCTGTATCATCGCCAATATGATAAACTTTGCTTTCCTCGCTAGCTTTTTTATGCCCTAACATTTCATGCTCAATGGCTGATGGTACATCTAAGATACCTAAGTTTGCTGCAATATCTCCGTGCCCTTTACGTGCCACGTAGTATGCAATATTTGATCCGAAAACTTTTGACGGTTCTTTGGTTAGTCCTGTAATTTCAAAGCTTGCTGCGGCCCCTTCTTTTGGCTTGCCATCAATGACATGTTTCTTACCAGCGACTGGCTTTAATTCATTGTCCAATTGTTGAATAGTGATTCTGCTAAATCCGTATGTTTGCATAAATTTTTTCCTCCTAAAAAAAAGACACCAACTTAATAGTCGGTGTCGTGAATTTGTGTATTTTTTCTGTAACGTCTTGCATCTACAAAACGTTTTGTTTCGTTAAAGTACTGATCTAAGCCACCATCTAGGCGACCAAATCCAATTTGTTTCATCGTTTCTTCAACTGCTTTAGAAATTTGCTTGGTTACCATTCTGTCCATGCTTTCAACATTTATTTGATAATTGAAGCGAATTGACAAAGCTTTGTTGTTGGCAAAATAGGCGTTGTTTTGTGGACCAAGAAAGTTATCAATGATAATGAAAGGCTTGGTAGTATCCAAAGTTTCTGGTACTTCATAAAATTTAATTCTTTGAGGTGTCACAAGCTCATTAATTGTTTCATTTTCAATCAAGGCATT